TGGGGCTGGGCATAGAGAGGCTTATATGGCAATGTATTTAGGTAAGTCAGTTGAAGAGTCAATAAATCTTACAATTGAAATGAATGTATGGGCAAGTGGTAAAGCTCAGATTGTTGAGATTGAAAAGAATTAAGGTTTTAATGGAGTGTTGCCACCACTTATTGATTCATAGCCAACTTATTAATCTCTGTATTTTTCCCAGATATTTGTTGCCCAAGTTCTGCCAGCATACACTTCAAATTAAAGCTTGAAATAATTAAATTACTTATTAGAATTAATAACAAGTTATTAACAACTAATTTTAATTTTTATGCCTTCGCTAATAGATAAAACTGGCCAGAAATACAATAGGCTTACCTTTATAAAATACTTAGGAAACAGAAAGTGGCTTTTAAAATGTGATTGTGGAAATAATGTAATTCAAAATTCATCTGTAGTAGTCAGAGAAAAAACAAAATCCTGTGGTTGTTATAATTTAGAGCAAGTAACAAAAAGAGCAAAATTAATAAACTTTATTGATATAACTGGGCAAACCTTTAATAGACTAACTGCAATTGAGTATATTGACAAGTCTAAATGGCTTTTTCAATGCATTTGTGGAGTAAAAAAGCCAATAAATAGCAATGCTGTCAGACAAAGTAAAATAAAATCATGCGGTTGCTATAATGTCGAATTATGTTTAAAAGATAGAGTTCCAGTTATGATTAAATCAATAACTAAACATGGCAATATCAAGCATACAAAGAAAAGCAATGCTTATTTATCTTGGGGAGCTATGAAGCAAAGATGTTTAAACAAAAAGCACAAAAGATATTATGATTGGGGAGGCAGAGGAATTAAAATTTGTGATAGGTGGATAAATTCTTTTGAAAATTTTTTGGAAGATATGGGAGAAAGACCAAAAGGAATGACTTTAGATAGAATTGATAACAACGGAAATTACGAACCTTCCAATTGTCGCTGGGCTACATTAGAACAACAGGCTTCTAATAAGCGTTAATATGTATAATCAGCGATGCATCTGCAATTACAAGATTCTTCTGGAGGTAAATTTTCTGCTCTTGGATATTGAGCTCGATAATCGCCAATAATAAAATCATCTTTAATATCAACTTGCTGCCCATCTGCGGCGACATGAGTAGGGCGAGTTTTTTGATCCAAAATTGCAAATAATGTTTTTCTAACATTAATTTTTCTGCCTTCAACCTCTAATTCAGAATCATCAATTAATTCTGCCTCTTCTTGTCTTGTCCAACTTTCTGTTAAGCCTATTACCTGAGAAACTATTAATTCACTTCTTGCTTCGCTTTTATCAAGTAAGTTTACTTTAATATTTTTAGCAATAATTGCCCACTCAAACATTGCTTTCTGATAATTAAATTTTTGCTCTTCTTGTGATATTGCTAAAAATATTTCTTTTGTGTTTGTTTCTGTGATATATTTTGCCTGTGTTTCGCTTTCATTAGCAATAAAAAAAGTGGTTGATTCTCTTAATTGATCATTGATATTTTTTAGTTTATCTTTAACAAATGGATCAGTGATTTCTTTTATTTCTAAATCTATTCCAAAATTTAAGCCTTTACTTTGTAAATCTTCTCTTAAACTAAATCCAAATTCTTTTGTAGTTTTTCGCATCATATCCCTAATTTCTTTTAGAAACTCAGGATAATAATTATTTGCTAATTCTTGGGTATTTATATTACCGTTTTTACGATAAATATTCTCTGCATCTTTTGCCATGTTTCTAAATATACGCTTAACATTAGGTAAAGCGTTTGCTTCTAGCTTTCTTTTACGAACATCAATTTCCATAAAATTCTTTTGCTTTTAGTTGGATATATTCATCTGTATAAAATTTTGATCCATCGTGCTTTAATTGTTTTTGCATAATTCTTATAAACTCTTTTTTAGCGGGTTCATTTCTATTATCTTCTATATAAGCATCTTGACCTACTGCTATTTGATTGCTTGGTTTATAAATAGTATCGCCATTAGTAATTGCTTCATATCCTAGTAAGGCTCTTACTTCATTATCTGTTAATACTCCAAGTTGTGAAGCCATTCTACTATTTTCAAATTTCCTTGCTTGTAGTGCCTCAATATTTGATTCATCAAAATATAATTCTAAATTATCAGCATCTTTATAGCGTGAAAGTAATTTTACTGAGAGAAATTTTAAAATTCTTTTAAAAATAGGCAATACAGCATTATCATAGAAAATATAAGTTGAAGCGTTTAAATTAGAAAATGTCATATTGTCAGAATTAACCAATGGCAATGGTATCTTAACCGCTTTATAAATTGATTGTTCAACAATGTTTTTTAAATTTCCAAAATCCATATCTTTTGTTGATTCAGATAATGATTGCCAAGCAAAATCTCCACCCAAAAAAGGTATTTCACCAGCATTTTTTGCACCAGATAATTTTGATTTAATTGTTTCTTTGATTGTGTCAGCTTGCTCTTTGCTTAATGTATTTGATCCTTTATAAGTTAGTAGTCCACTTGGTCGTCCACCATTTTTAAGTAGTGAGATATTATGTATTGAAGCTAGAACATATTGATCAATTTCTAGTCCACAACCAGCAAATGATGATACACCTATTAAATTTGTAGATGAAAACTTTGGATTAAAATTTCTTAAATGAATAATTTCATTATTTCTTGCATCAAAAAATCTTTTATCGGCTTTTCTTTGATAATTTGCACTTGAGTAAGAAGAATTATAAGAATATTCCCCAGCATAACCATCATTAAAAGCAGTTACTGTAATATCTTGCGGTTTTATACTATTAATTTCAATCGGCTCTTTATCGCCGATAATATTAATATAAGAGTTGCCAGTTAATATATAATAAGAAGCAATCTCATTTAAAAATAATTGTCCATCTGTGAACGGATTAGGATTGTTAAGTAAATTTAACGCTTTATGATTATATATAAAATCACCAGTTTTTTTGTCTCGCAAAACAATATTAATACCAGAAATTGCATCAGCAATCATTTTAGTTGCAATAAAAACAGGGCAAGCATCTATATATGAATTTATAAACTGGTTTACATCGTTTTTAGTTTTATAATCACCTGTAAGTATATCGAGTAAAAAAAACTTTTCTATAAAATTTTTTTCCTCTTTTTTTTTTCTTGTAAAAAACATTTTTAAATCAATAAGTTTTTATTGTCTACCTTAACATTTTTGATAAAAAATCAAATAGGTAAAACCACTAAAAAACATACAAGATATTTTCTTCAAATAACCCAATTTTACAAGCATCAATAAAAGTATCAACAAAGTCATCATGAGCAGATTGATTAAATGACAATAACTCTTCTATTAAATCACTAAAATTTTCTATTTTAGAATAAAGAACAACGTTAGGCTCATTACTGTTTAAACAAGGAGTTATATTATTTGCACGCATTACTTTATCACCATCTCGTGGTAAAGTTTTTTTAATTGTGTTTTCATCAGGTACAGGCAAACCATCTTTTCTATACTGTTGCAATAAATAGGTTCCATGTGCTTTATCTTCTATCCAAATATATCTAAAACCATATTTTATTTTTTCTTTTATCCAAGGTCTAATCCAATTATCAACATCAACAGCTTTTATTCTTTGTCTTCGTACATCAACAAGATATAATTTTTTATTAAGAATACCCCAATAGCTAAAGCAGGTAAAATCATTATGTTGTTTATCTTTATAAGCAAGATCCGCAGTGATGAAAGTATAATCATATTTTTCTGGAAGAGTATCTGAAAAAATAAAACACTCTCTTTTAAATATTGCACCTCCTACTAAAATTGGTGTTTGTTGATATTGCGACAAAAATAAATATTCGTTTTTTTGTATTTCTTCTAATCTTTCTGGTGTATATTGAGATGGTAATTGACAAACTCCGTCTATAACTAAAGGAATTTTTATTAAATTAAATTTATACTTATCAATTAAAAAACCTGACAGGTCTTCTAAATGTAGTCTTTGTTGAATATTAATAATAGCAGTTGTACTGTCGTTAAGACGAGTTAAAAGAGTTTCTTCAAAATAAATTTTAACTTTATTTCTGCGAACTTGTGAATAAATATCGCTTGCTTTTGAAGCGTCATCTATAATTAAGCAACCTGAAAATTCTTTTGTTCCTCTTTGTCCACAACCGAAACCTAGAAGTTGAGATCCGATTGATGAAAAAAGAACTGTGCCACCTTCTGCTGTTGTAATTTTTCTACTTGAGAATTTTGCTCTGCCTGTTTCTTCTTTTACATACTTTTGCCAAAATTCATCTATTGGTTCTGTTTCAATTTGTTCTTCTTTAGCAGTATTAGAATACATAGCTAAATAAATAGGGTTAGTCAATATATTAGTTAATTCTCTCGATATATCACTAAGTAAAGCTTGTGAATAGCTTGTATAAATAAAATTAGCTTTTGGATTGTGTGCAAGTGTATAAGCAATAAAGTATTTAGCTAAAGTGGTTTTAGCTGATCGAGGACATACATTAATATTTAATCTTTTTTCTTTTAGATCATAAACATCTTGAAAACTTTGAAACAAGATAGGGTGCAATGCTTCTTTAATAAATTTCCTATTTTCAATAATTCTAAACATATACAAAAACCAACGCTCAAAGCCTTGCTTATGTAGTAATTGCCCAAAATATTCTGGATTTTTAATCTGCATCTATAATTTTATTAATATGGTTCTCATATTCTTGTTTTTCTTCTTTTTCAATATAGACAACTTTTGATTTTACTTCGCCTGATAATTCGGTTTCTGTTTTTAAAGAAAATTCATCTTTTGCTTTTCTTTCTGCATACCATTTAGCAGTTCCAACATCGCCTTCGTTTAACGCTTTGTTGATTACAAGTATTGATTTTATTAATGGTTTTTTTTGTAAAGTCTTGCAATGGTCTAAAAAGCCTGCCTCCTTTTCGCAGTAAGTATAATATGTTTGTTTTGATATATTCGCCCAGATGCAAGCATTATCAACACTAAACCCTTGTGCAAAACCCTCTTCTAATTTCTTGACGGTCTCTGGCGTCATAATTGTTGGTCTGCCGTTAGGATTTGATTCGCCTTTTCGTTTCTTTTTAGTCATTGTTTTCGATAAATTCGTTTTTACAATCTTCACCATTTCTAGTGATTTTTAAATTAGGATCTAGTTTAATCATTCTTTTTACAATAACATCGCTTAGTTTTGCCATATTATCTTAAATTTTTTTGATGATTCAATGTTTTTTCTATTTAGAAAATCAAGTGCATTACAAACTCTGCACAATATTTCTAGACCTTCTGGTTTTCTTTTTCCTGTTAGCAACTTATCAACCATACTAGAATAAGTTATACTATCCCTGCACTCCTTACAACCGCCTCCGTCTATATGATTAAATTCTAAAAAGTCCAATTCATCACAACCGCACTTAGTCATGTTCTTTTTAAAGAGAATTAATTTAATTGATTTATATCAATATTTTAAAAAAAATCAATTATTTTTTAAAATTTAAATTAGTTTTATCTACTAATTTTATTTGTTTTTTCGTTTTTTCTTGCTCTTTATTTCATTTTGAAACGCTCTAAAGCGTTGATTTTATTGATTTCTACACTTTTTTTAATTTATTATAGATTTTATTTGACAATATCTTGACATTTTTATTTTATTGCTTTAAGATTATTAATATAAATAAATTAAATTATTTATAAAAATTTTAACAATTAATTTAAAGAAATATGAAAATCAAAATAAATTATAAAAGAGGATTAGAGACAACTTTCATTTCTTACTATTTTGATAATATTACTAATAGAATAAGAATTAGAAATGATGATCTAAGATTTTTAGAACTTGGACTCTACGGCTTTATAACGTCATATCTTAATTGCAAAAACTATACTTTAATAAAAAGTTTTGGTAAGAGAAATTTTGAGATACTTACAAAATAAAGACAAATCATCAGAAACAAACCTATTTTTTAACTTTTAATAATTAATAATATAAAAAATTATGGACATAGACAATCAAGCTCATTTCAACAATCTTTTAGAAGATC